GATCAATATCTGTCTTCTTTGGAACGGTAAACATCACGTTGCCGGGGACCGTGACTAAGTCAAGGTCCGCCAAACCGATCCAGCCAGGCATCTCATCCACGATTGTATCGTAGAGAAGGGCCTTAGCTCGAGCGGTGACGTGTGCTTTTCCGAGGTACTTCCCACTCGGATGTGAGACAGTACGAGGCCGGCTTGTGGACGCTCCGCCACTGAAGGACCCGATGAGGGCCGTCAATGGAACAGTATCACCAAGCAACGCCGAAATGCGTCTCTGACAAATACCGCGAAACCGCGCCCATGTTACGCGAGGTAAAATATTGTATTCCTCGTGTAATGTTAAAAGGCGATGGTTAGTGGCTTCGTTGTGCTGCTCCGTGGAGAGCCATTTTGAGATGGCTCGGTTCTTGCGAACCTCCGATGGATCAGTGTCAGCCGATACAAACTTCGAGAAGAATTCGCGCTTAAGGTAATCCGCTTTCACGGACGGCCTCAGCGCGAGTATCCTCGCTCGGAACGTATCGGTTAGGCCCTCGGGCATGAAGAGATTGGCGTCCGCCGATGTCCGCATGTTCATGGTAGTCTGGTTCTCCAATAACTACAGAACGCTCCGGGGCAGGCTGCCACCGGAACAAGAAAGCGAGGAAGCATATGACAATGGCGCCGAAGAGCGCCACCACAAGCCTCTCACCTGACGATGAAAACATGTTTTATCTCCATTAGGAGACTGGCCGACCTAAGTCGATCAGTACATGTCCTCGAGCTTCGTGACCACCGAGTTGACCGAGAGGTCGGCAAGAGCATTGTATGCAAGGCCATTAAGGTCCTTGCGCTCCTGTTCGGTACTGTCATCGGCGAAGTTGAACGAAATGTCCACATAAGCCGTACGAAGCAGACTTGTCACGGTGTTTCCACCGATAGTCTCCGTCTTCAGGACGGGCATTGCGATTTTGATGGTGGGCTTATTACGGCCTCCAGCAGTTCGCGTCAGTCCGACCGTCAACTTGCGGTCACCGAGCGGAACGCCAACACCCTCTACCAGGGTAGCGACGCCGTTCGAAAGATTGCGAGGCTTAAAGTTATGAGCCGCGCCGGCGTTGTCTGTGATGACAACGGTGTTCAACTGAGGCATAATTGCCCTTTCTGCACTTAGTGTGCGTAAGTGTTAGCGGTGTCTACCGCCGACAAGTTGATCCATCAGTGCTAAGGCACTAACGGTGTGTGAGGTGGAGAAGGGATCGTCCTTCGAGTAGAGAGACACGTCCGGAAACCCGGGCGAAATCTTCCGCTCAAAAGACTTATGGGCAAAGGCATGGGATCCCCCCGAAAGGGTTCTCCGGTAACCACCAGGACCATTATAGTCGTTCCTTGCGGAATCGACGGTCGTGGCGGCAACCATTTCATGCCAAGTGCTTATATACCCTCCGGTGTAAACGAGGCCTAAACCTGCAGTATGTGCCGCGATATAGTTGCCGACTGGTATGAACCAATCAACCACGAAGCTAAACGGCACAATTTCCCACAGGATACTCGCAGCGTTCCCTAAGCCCAAATTACTTGCGGCGACCACACCAGGACGATTAATCTTGGCTTGGACGACGCACTTAGAACCACCATTAGAACGGTAGTTAGTAATCAGGCCACGGCTCGTACTGGTGTACGAATCCGACCACTTGCGAGTGCTCTTTGCTTCAAGGACCTGGTCTTGCTTGATGGTACCACGACAGAAATCGTAGCTATCTTGCATTGTTTGGACCAACGGTTTTAAACCGTACTGATAGCCGAGATATCGGCTGGACAGTGGACTTTGAAAGATGAGATCCATCATACGGTTGAAGTCACGACGTTTGTAAGCGTCGATGGCTAGCATACCAAAACGATAGATGTCAGCTAACTGGGAGATCGTTTTCTTCGCCTCGAAGGCGTCGACCCCTAGTTGCAATTTGTTGGACTGTAAGTTATTCAGAGCAGTAACCACCGCGCGATTCTCAGCGTTTCGCGCGATCTCTGATTGTCCAACAGGGAGCGAATTACCCTTAATAGACATCACTGCGGAGATATGAGAAACCTCCGTATACTCCTGAACCAATAGACCATTGGTGGAGTTCTGGTGACGGTAGCGAACCACTGCTGGATCGTCCTTCACCAATTGCGTGATGCCCCGTCTATAG